CGGCGGCGGCCATGCCCTCAAGCCAGAACAGCGCGCGGTCGTAGTCAAGGCGGGCGGCCTCAAGGGCCTCGGCCGTGCGCAGCTCGTCCTTGAGGAGCGCCTGCCGCTGCTTCAGCGCGTCTATGCGCTCCTTGCCGCCCGGCGGCGCGATGCCCGACTCGATGGCCGCCCATATGTTGGAGAACGCCGTCTCGATCTTGGCCAGCTCGCCCTTTATGGTCTCGCTCAAGGGCTTCTCGTCGGCGCGCTCCTCCTCGGCGTCGGCCAGCATGCGAGCGATGCGCTCGCGGCCGTCGGCGCTGCCCAGGGCCTCGCGCACGGCGTCGGCCACGCGCTTCTCCACGACATCGCGGCGCACGGTGCGCCCGCAGCTGCGGCAGCGGTAGTAGTGATAGGGCCTGCCCGACTTGCCCGTTCCACTGGTGCCGGTCATCAGCCCGCCGTCGCGCCCGTCGTAGAGCTTGCCCGTGAGCGGGAAGTCCCACGCTTCGGTCTTGGCGCGGGGCCTGTGCGAGTCCTCAAGCATCCGTATCACCCTCTCCTCGTCATCCATGGGAACGATGGCGGGCATGCCGCCGGGCACGACCACGCCCGCGTAGCGGTACTCCCCGCCGTTCTCCCGCCGCATCAGTATGCGGCGCACCGTCTGGAAGCGCCACCTGCCGCCGCGCTTGGTGCGGTACGGCTCCCAGGCGCGCACCACGTCGGCCACCGACTTGCCCGACAAGACCATGCGCACGCCCAGGCGGATGGCGGCGGCCTCCTCCTCGTTGACCACGTAGCGCCCGTCCACTATGTCCCAGCCGTAGCGCACGCAGCCGTTGGCCATGCACCGCTCGGCGTTCTTCTGTATGCCGTCGCGTATGCGCTCGCCGTCGAGCGCGCTCTCGTACTCCGCCAGCACCTCCAGCATGCCCAGCTGCAGCACGCCCGCCGAGCCGTCCGAAATGTCCTCGCCCGCGTACAGTATCTCGACGCGGCAGCGGCGCAGCATGATGCGCGCCATGGCCATCTCGTCGCGGTTGCGCATGATTCGGGTAACTTTATATATGACCACGAAATCGAACAGCCCTCGCCTGGCGTCGGCCATCATGCGCTGGAACTCGGCGCGGTCGGTGTTGGTGCCCGTCTGCGCGAAGTCGCAGTACGTGGCCACCACGCGCAGGTCGTTCTCGGCGCAGTAGGCGCGGGACTTCTCCACCTGTATCTCTATGGACTCGCCGCGCTGGTTGTGGCTCGAGAAGCGGGCGTATATCGCCGCGCGCCCGCCCACGGCTACTCCATCTCGTCGGCGGCCTGGAACCACACCACCGTGCCGATCACGCGCACGGGGCCGTCGTCCATGCCGAAAATCATGTCCTCGTAGTCCTCGAAGCTGTCCGCCGACAGCATCAGCTTGGTGCTGCCCTTGTACCAGCGGCGCATGACCGCGCGGTAGTCCTCGGTCTCCACCACGGCGATGGACCCGTTGGCGGGCTCGCGGTCGGGGTCGACCAGCACGTGGCTGCCCTCGGGTATGACGCGGTTCATGCAGTCGCCCTCGACCTCCAGGGCGAACGCGCGCGGATGCCCGGCGCACACCGAGGCGGGCACCTCAACGCGGTGCGCTATCTCCTCCTCGTCGGCGAGCGCGCCGGCATGCACGCGCCCGAGCGTGAGCAGCGGAACGGTGGCGCTGCTGGCCACCACTGGGATGGCGCCGGAAGGCAAAACAACGCCATCTGTTCCCTCGTCAATAACCTCGCCTTTACTGATATTGAAATAATCCGCAATACGCTGAACTGCGCCCATGCGAGGCACTGCTCGCCCGTTTTCCCACTGAGATACGGCCATAGCGGAGACGGCGGCAACTTTGCCGAACTCCTCCTGCGTCATGTCGTGCTGCGTCCTAATCCTTCGGATGTTCTCGGCTATGCTCACGTGTCCTCCTTCCGCTGCGACTGTTAAAATCTTTTTACAGAATATGACAAATCCTCTTTACAGTCACTATATGTTTGTTTATAGTCTTAGGCATACCAAGCAAGGAGGTGATTCGATGGAATTGGTTGATGCGCGCAAGAAGGCACGGTACTCACAGGAGGCCGTGGCTGGCCTTCTCGGCATCTCGCGGCCCACGTACGCAAAGATGGAAAGCAACCCCGATAGCGTGACTATCGAGGACGCCAAAAAACTGGCAAAACTTTTCGGCGTGCGTGTGGCTGATATTTTTTTCGGCAGCAACGATAGTTAAACCTATAGATAGGAGAGAAACCATGACCACCAAGAGCCACCAGCCCGAGTTCGTCGCCGAGATCATCGGCAAAACGCTCGGCCACCTCATCGACGACCGCAAGCGCGTGGCCGTCAACTTCGAGCTGGCCGAGAACGGCTGCATGGAGGAGACGCACGACAGCCTCAAGCGCCGCATCGCGGCCCTGTGGGGCTTCCAGACGAGCGGCATCGAGCTTCTGGAGGCGAGCACGACCTGGTTCGAGCTCGGCGGCATGCAGTTCAACGTCTACAGCTCCGTGCAGTTCAGCGTGAACGGCAAGGGATGGAGCACCGACTTCAAGACCATCGCGCGCGACACCGCGTACGACGAGAAGGAGTAGGCCATGCTGAACGAGGTGACCGTACGGGGGGGGTTCACCGCCCTCAACGTGAAGAGCGGCAAGTGCGTGCTGCAGTTTGAGCTGGACCCGAAGTTCCGTGACTTCATCCCCAAGCTGGTGGAGTTCACGGGGCAGATGCTCAACATCCACGTGTACGACGACCAGGAGGTGATGTTCGTGGATAGGGACACCGGTGAGGTCGCCTACGAGGACGCCCCGCTGCTTCTGCCGGGCGTCGCGGGCGAATGACCCCGATACAGCGCGCCATGTGCGACGAGTGCGCCGCCATGATGCGCGAGTTCTACAAGGACCCAGAGAACGAGAGGAAGTTCCAGGAATGGAAAAGATCAAGGGAAAGAGGGTGCGCGTCGCAGCCGGCAAGCGAAAGACGCGCACCGCAACGGTTCACTTCCGAACCGAGACCAGTGTAACACCCGAGCAGCGCCGCGAGAGGCTGCAGGCCGTTTTCGCCGCCCTGTTCGTCTGCGCGTGCATCGCCGCCACATGGGCGCTGGAGGCAGCAGTATGGCCGAGGTAGACGCCAAGGCCCAGGTCCTCGTGGCCAAGGCGTGCGGCTGGGTTGCCTCGAACCCCGATACATGGGCGAAGCTGCGCCGCATCTGCTACCGCCTGATGCTGGAGGGCCACGTCATCCAGCGCGACAACGTGTACACCCTGGCGTGCCAGAACGGCATGACCGTGAGCGAGGCCAGCGAGTTCAAGCGCGACCACAACCTGTGGAGCGTGCTGTCCCGCTACATGGTGCTGCAGCGCCCCTCCATGCTGGCCGCCGTGAGCTTCCGCCGCACGCCGGTGGACTCCGTGGACCTGGTGGGCACGTGGGAAGCCATCGTGGGCCCAGCCGTTTTCGCCGCCTCCACGCTAACCGAGGCGCAGGGCATCTACGACAGGGGCGCGCAATGAGGTGCACCGTCACGGTCGAGGGCCGAATGCCGAGCCTGAACGACTACATCAGCGCCGAGCGCGCCAACCGCTACAAGGCGGCGGCCATGAAGAAGCGCGAGACGGCGCGCGTGAGGGCGGCGGCCATGCAGCAGCGCGCGCCGCGCTTCGAGCGCCGGGTGACCGTGCGCACCACGTTCTACGAGCCCGACATGCGCCGCGACGCCGACAACGTGGGCTTCGCGCGCAAGTTCGTGCTCGACGGCCTGGTGGCGGCGGGCGTAATCAAGGACGACTCCCGCAAGTACGTGGAGCAGTGCCCCGACAGGGTGCTCACCGACAGGGCGCGCCCCCGCGTGGTCGTGGAGGTGAGCGACGAGTGACCCGCCGAGACAAGGGCAGGCCACACAGGGCGTGGCGCAAGGCCGACCTCGACCGCATAGCCGAGCTGGCGGGAAAGGTGCCCGCCCGCGAGATTCGCCGCGAGCTGCGGCTGTCCAAGAACCAGTTGGATAACGCGCGGCGCGTGATCAACGCCAGCGGCGGCCACGTGTCCCTGCGCTGCTACCGCCACCGCCTGGAGCTGTGCCCGTCGTGCGGGTGCCGCAGGGCGACCCTCGGCAAGGACGGCATCTGCGAACCGTGCAGACGCCAGCAGCAGCTTGAGGCCATAGAGGCCCGCATAGCCGGGCTGCTGCCGAGGCTGACCGCAGAGGAGCGCCGCACCTACGAGCGCACCGAGTGCGGCCGAGAGAGCCGCGCCGACCCCATGCCGCAGGCCCCGGACACCTCGGGCATGAGCCGCTACGCCGCCGACAAGGCAGCAGAGGCGCACGACGAGGCCATGGAGCGGTGGCTGTGCCGTTACCTGTACCGCAGGGTCAAGGCGGCGCAGAAGCGCAAGGAGCGCATAGAGAAAAAAGTTCCGAAATCCTGAAAAGTTTTTATCACTTTTAGTTTTCCCAGTTAGGAGACCCAAATGCTCACGGAAATCATCAGCAAGACCGTCGCGGACAAGACGGTGGACAGCATCCTGAAGCGCATCGAGCGCGCCGTCCCCGTGCCCGAGCCGGGCGACGGCGGCTTCGACGCCGCCATGCGCCAGGCGTTCAACATGGGGGCCGCCTGCATGGCCGCGCAAATCAAGAACGGCCCCGTGCCCACCAAGCGCATCGCGCTCATGGGCGAGGTGGCCCGCGTGGCGTGCCGCGCCCGCCTGGTGGGCATGGAGTGCCGCGTGGTCGTAGACGAGGAGGCCCGCGCATGCAATCGCTAGAGGAGGTCGCGATCTGCGACGTGTACCCCTACGAGCGCGCCGACGGCGAGCCGATGAACCCGCGCGACTTCACCACCAGGGAGAGCGCCGAGCACATCGCGGGCCTGGCCGCGCAGTTCAAGGCCAACCGCCTCAACCCCGGCCAGCCCGTCATGAAGCCCATCCTGTACAAGGAGGGCGGCATCTACTGGATCATCGACGGCGAGTGCCGCGTGCGCGCCATGAGGGCCATCGGCACCGAGCGTTTCCTCGCCGAGGTCTACGACGACCTGGACGACGCCGAGCTGGCGCGCGTGGAGGCCGCCAAGGCCATGGTGGAGACCGACGCCAAGCTGGGGCTGACCGCCGAGGAGAAGTCGCGCGGCGTGCAGACCATGCTGGCGCTCGACATTCCCGACGAGGAGGTGGCCGTGGCCGCCCGCACCGACGCGGGCACCGTGGCCAAGGCGCGCCGCGCCGCCCGCAGGGTGCAGGACGCCGCCTACGACATGACGCTCGACCGCCTGGCCGCCATCGCCGAGTTCGAGGGCAGCGACGACGCCGTGGCCGAGCTGCGCGACTGCAAGCAGTCCGAATGGCAGCGCGTGTACGCGAGACTGAAGGCCGAGGCCGAGCAGAGGCACAACCGCGCCGAGGTGGTGGCGGTGCTTGCCGACGCGGGCGTCGAGTTCGTCGACGAATGCCCCGAGGGCTTCGCCGCATGCCGCACGTTTTCCGACTACCGCCCCGACCTGGCGGCGCTGGACGCCTACGTGGCCGACAACGCGGGCGCGGGGCTTCTGGCCGAGGAGACGCCGTTCGGCGTGACCCTGCTGGCGCCGGTGGCCGAGGGGGCCGACGAGGCCGCACAGGCCGCAGCCCAGCGCAAGGCCGACTTCCAGGCCGCCTACGAGGACGGCGCGAAGGCCCGCCGCGAGTGGCTTGCCGCCCACGCGGGCGACCTCAAGTCGATGCGCCGCACGGCTCTGGCGCTGACCGCGTTCGCCATGGAGGCCGAGGCCGTGGAATCGTTCGAGGAGCTGCTGGGCCGACCCATCGACCGCACGCCCACCGAGCTGGCCGTGGCCATGAGCTGGCGGGCAGCGTGGAACATGAGCGGCTGGACGGCCTGGAGCCTCATGGAAGGCGGCAGCGCCGTGTACCTCAACCGAGCGACGGTCGAGAACGTGACCATCATCTACGAGGCCATGAAGGCCGACGGCTACGAGCCGAACGCGGCCGAGACGGAAACCTACGAGGCGTGCATGGCGCGCCTGGGAAGCGAGGAGTAAATGAGCGAAGCAGTTGAGGCCGAGATCATCGAGCCCGAGGAGGCGTCAGAGCTGACCGTGGCGTACTCCCCCGCCGTGATCGAGGCCAACTTCGACGCCCTGGAGGCGCACGTGCGCAGGCTGGTGGCCGACTACGAGGGCGCGACCTACGACATGGGCAAGGACGAGAACGTGAAGGCCGCCAAGCGCGACCGCGCCTACCTCAACGGCATCGCCAAGGAGATAGACGAGCGCCGCAAGGCCGTGAGCCGCGAGTACACGAAGCCCCTGGCCGCGTTCGAGGACAGGTGCAAGGCCGTGGCGGGCATCGCGAAGCAGGCAGCCGACGGCATCAAGGCGCAGCTGGACGAGGCCGAGGAGGAGCGCCAGCTGCGCGCGTACGCCAAGCTGCGGGAGCACTACGAGGAGTTCGCCGGGCTGCTGGCCCCCGTCGTGCCCTATGAGCGTTTCCACGAGAAGCAGTGGACCAACAAGACCTTCGGCGAGGTGAAGGCATTCAAGGCCCTGGAGGCCAAGGTGGAGCGCCTGGCCCAGGACTGGGAAACCCTCAAGGCGCAGTTCCAGGGCGAGCCGTTCTACGACGAGGCCGAGCGCGAGCTGTTCGCCACCCTGGACCTGGGCGCGGCCATAACGGCGGCGCACAAGGCCGAGGAGGAGCGCCGGCGCATCGCCGAGCTGAAGGCGGCCATGGAGCCGGAACCCGTGGAAGAGCCCGAACCCGAACCCGAAGCGGTGCCCGAGCCCGCGGAATGCCAGCCCGCAGAGTTCCCGCAGCCGCTTGAGCAGATGCCCGAGCCGCAGCCCGCGCCCATGCCCGCCCCGGTGCCGCCAGCGCCGCCCGCACCGGCACCCGTGGCCATGGCGGGCGCCCCGTGGACGGTCGTGGTGCCGTGCGCCACGCGCGAGCAGATGCAGGGCGTCGCGGCGGCCCTCAAGGCGCAGGGCGTCGTGGGCACCATCATGCACGGCACGGTGGGCCAGGTTTACGAGCGAATGAACGGAGGCTGCTAGCATGACCCAGGAACAGCAGTCCATCGACCTCATGGCGGCCGTTGCCCGCGTGCAGCGCGCCGTGGTGGTGCCCAAGGCCAAGTACAACGCTTTCGGCAAGTTCAGCTACCGCAGCTACGAGGACATAGTGGCCGCGCTGAAGGAGCCGTGCGCAAAGGAGGGCCTGGCGTTCTTCATGACCGACGAGCTGGTGCAGATAGGCGACCGCTACTACGTGAAGTCCACGGCGTGCGTGTTCCCCGCCGAGGGCGGCGAGGGCCTGCTGCAGGTGAGCGCCTACGCCCGCGAGGACGAGCACAAGAAGGGCTCGGACGACGCCCAGGTGACCGGCATGGCGTCGAGCTACGCCCGCAAGTACGCGCTGTGCGGCGCGTTCGCCATCGACGGGCAGAGCGATCCCGACGCCATGGAGGAGCAGCCCGCGCCCGAGGAGAAGCAGCCGCCCGCAGACGGCCCCTTCACGGCCCACTGCCGCAGCTGCGGGGCGCGCTACCAGTTCGCCAGCATGCCGCAGTACATGGAGTTCGTGGCCAACAGCCCGTGCTGCCCGCGCCCCGACTGGCAGGTGGAGTAGATGCAGGCGCTCACCGAGGAGCTGGACGAGCTGACCGACAGGCTGGAGGCCGAGCTGAAGACCTGCAAGGAGTCGGGCTGCCAGTACGCCGAGAACGAGGCCGAGTACCGCAAGGCCCTGCGCATCGCCATCCTGAACGAGCGCCAGAAGGGCACGCCCGTCACCATCATCGGCGACGTGTGCCGGGGCCAGGAGCAGATAGCGGAGGCCAAGCGCCGCCGCGACTGCTCCGAGGCCATCTACAAGGCCTCGCAGGAGGCCATCAACGTAATCAAGCTGCGTATCCGCATGGTAGACGCGCAGATCACCCGCATCTGGAACAGCGGGGACGTAACCCAAGGAGGGTATCTATGAGCATCAACCGCGTGTGCATATCCGGCAACCTGACCCGCGACCCCGTGCTGCGCTCCACGTCTGGCGGCATGTCCGTGCTGTCCATGGGCGTGGCCGTCAACGACCGCCGCAAGAACCAGCAGACCGGGCAGTGGGAGGAATACCCGAACTTCGTGGACTGCACGCTGTTCGGCACCCGCGGCGAGAAGCTGGCGCAGTACCTCGCCAAAGGCAGCAAGGTGGCCATCGAGGGCAAGCTGCGCTACCGCAGCTGGAACGACCAGCAGACCGGCCAGAAGCGCAGCGCGCTGGAGGTCGTGGTGGACGAGCTGGAGTTCATGAGCGGCCAGCAACAGCAGCAGGGCTACGCGCCGCAGCAGTACGCGCCCCAGGCGGCCCCGCAAGCGCCGCAGGCCCGCACGTACGGCCAGGGACGCCCCGCCCCGGCACCTGCGCCGCAGCAGCCCGCCTACGCGCCGCAGCCGGCCACTCAGCAGGCGTACGCGCCACAGCAGCCCGCGCCGCAGCAGCAGGCCATGCCCGATCTGTACGACGAGGATATCCCGTTTTAGGGAAGGCGACGGCGACACTATGGGCATGGTTATACACGACGACTTCTGGGCGGCCGCGCAGGCCATGCCCGAGAAGCAGCGCGCGCCGTTCATCTACGCCATCGTCGAGTACCGGTTCACGGGCAAGGAGCCGCAGGGCAGCCCCGCGTGGCTGCCTACCTTCCTGGTGCTCAAGGGCAGGCTCGACATGGGCGACGAGAAGAGCGAGCGCGCAAGGAAGGCGGCCAACGCCCGCTGGGGCAACAGGCCGGGGAAGGAAGACGCGGTGGACGATGCGGCGGCACGGGCGCAAGCCGATGCGCAAGCACATGCGGGAGCATATGCGGATACAGATGCAGCCGCACATGCGCAAGCAGATGCGGATGCACATGCAGGCGCATCGAGTTGCGGCAATGCAGAGGTTGAGGTTGAGGTTGAGTATATAGATAACCCCTTAATCCCCTTTGACGAAATCGTGCATGCGCTCAACGAGGCAGCCGGCACCCGCTACCGCTCAAGCAGCGCCAAGACCCGCAGGCTGATACACGCCCGCTGGGCCGAGGGCTACCGCCTCCCCGACTTCCTGGCCGTCATCGACACGATGGCAGCCGAGTGGGCGGACGACCCGAAGATGGCCAAGTACCTGCGGCCCTCCACGCTGTTCTCGCCGAAGTTCGAGGACTACGTGAACCGCGGCCCGAGGACCCGGAAGGAGGCCGACGGCTATGCCGAGTACGACTGAGTGCCCCCACTGCGGGGCGCAGCTGGAGGTCCGCTACGTGGTGCTGGCTGGCCGCCGCACCTTCTGCGGCTGGAAGCCGTGCGGCTGCCCGGGTGCCGTGGCGGAGCGCGACGAGCGTTCGCGCCTTGAGGCCAGGGCCAAGGCCGAGGAGGCCGCAGCCAAACGCCGCCGGGCCTACGAGCGGGCCGGAATCAAGCCCCGCTTCATGACGGCCGCCTCCCCCATGGCCGAGGGCATTGCCGCGAAGGTTGAGCAAGGGCGCGGGGCGTACATCTGCGGCCCCGTGGGAACCGGCAAGACCCACCTGGCGAGCGCCGTGGCGCGGCTCCTGGTGGACGGCGGCACCAGCGTGAGGGTGACCGACATGCTGGGCGTGCTGGCCGCCATCAAGGGCACCTACGGCGGCGACGGCACCGAGGACGGCGTGCTGTCCAGGCTCTCCCGCGTGGGGTGCCTGGTGCTGGACGACCTGGGCAAGGAGTCCCCCACCGACTGGACGCTGGGGCAGGTGTTCCGCGTCGTGAACGACAGGTACGAGAACATGAGGCCCGTGGTCGTGACCACGCAGTACGGCAAGAGCGACCTCATACGCCGCCTGGCCAAGAACGGCGACGAGGAGACGGCGGTGGCCATCGTGAGCCGCCTGTCGGAGATGTGCGACAAGTACGAGCTGCAAGGCAAGGACAGGAGGCTATCGAATGGCAAACGTTGACACGCTGCCCGAGATCCTGCGCCCCCTCATGGAGGGGCCGAGCATCGAGACGCCCAGGTGCGCCGTGTGCGGCGCGCCGTGGCCGCTCAACCGCCACCACATCGTGAGGCGCGGGGCGGGCAAGCTGTTCCGCGACGGGCGCGAGGTTCCCAAGCCCACGGTGATGCTGTGCGGCAGCGGCAACGGCAGCGGCTGCCACGGGCTGGCGCACGCCAACCGGCTGCACTTCCGCTGGGTCAGGGCCGAGCAGAGGTTCAACCGCCTCGCCCCGCCGGGCTCTGGGCACTGGGAGTACCTGCTGCTGCCCGAGCCGACGAAGTACGCCGACGCGCTGGCCATGGACGGCTGGAGGCGGCTGCCAGGCGGGAGGCGGTGCATGTGAGCGGGTACGAGCCTTCAAGCGGGTGGAACCTCCCGCCCGGGTGCTTCGAGTCCGACCCCAGGGCACCGTGGAACAGGCCCGACCCGTGGGAGGGCCGTACGTGCCGCGAGTGCCGATTCTGCGGGCGCGTGCAGGGCGCTGGCGGCGAGGCAGTGTGCACCTGCGACGCCATGACCGGCGGCGGCCCCGACGTGGAGGCGGTAGACGAGACAAGCGAGGCATGCGAGTGCTTCGAGTTCGAATAGGAGACGAAACGATGAAGAAGATCTACGCGGTGGCCACGGAGAGCGACGTGGTGCTGGCGTTCGAGAGCAGATCGGACGCGGACGAGTACGCAGGCGAGCACGACGGCATGGCGGTGCTGCCGGTGCCGTGCGTGGGGGCCTACGAGTACCCCAGCGAGAGGTCGGCCACCGACTGGGACCGAATCGCCGACGCTCTGCCGAAGGGAGGCGAGCAGGCATGAGGCTGTACATGTGCGCATGCGAACGCTGCGGCAAGAAGGTGCCGGCGACCCTGGCGGGTTACGCCAAGATGGTGCTGAGGAACAGCGCGCGAATCGACGGCAAGGCGAGGGCCTTGTGCCCGGAGTGCGCCGAGAGCCTGCGGGCGTGGTTCCTCGCAGGCGCGGTGAAGCCGGAAGGAAGGGAGTAGCCATGGGAATCATCTGCGATACCTGCGGGCGCGATATCGACGCCCTGGGGCAGGACAACATGGGCGTGGACGCGCCGCTGTGCGAGGACTGCTGGGGCGAGCAGCAAGGCCATACGGTAGCAGTGCCGCGTCGCGAGGCTCGCAACCTGAGGTTCGAGAACGCCCGACTGCGCGAAAAGCTGGACGCCGGAACCGAAGAGACGGCCGTGCAGAACCTGCGCAAGGGCATCGAGACGGCCTACGAGGCGAGCCGCGAGCGCGCCCTGGCGCTCACGAAGCTGGACGAGTGCGAGTTGTGGCTGGGGCGCTGCGAGCCGAGGGTGACAGCGTCACCGACGCTCAAGGGCGCGGCCCAGGACGCCGCCATGCCCTGCCTCAAGGCCGAAGAGGCGCACGGTTTCGCGATGCCCGACGTGAACGTGGAGGTGAAGGCCGAGGTAACGGCCGAGAAGCTGGCCAAGAGCCTGCGCGAGGCCATGCAGCCGGCCATGCGGATGGCGGTGGAGTAGCCATGGAGCAGCAGACCGAGAAGCCGAAGCGCCGACCCAGTATCGAGGTACGCTGCCCGAAGTGCGGCATGCGCGAGATCTGGCACCACCTGCCCAAGGGCGGCGACCGCTGCCGCTGGTGCGGCCACCTGTTCGAGGACTACACGTACCGCAAGGTCGGGCCGGGAGCGGAGGAGCACTACGATGGCTAGGAACGTTTACGGCGGCTACTGCTACGAGTGCGGCAAGTGGACGCCTCCCGGGTTCGGGCACTTCGAGCGTTACCGGGGCGGCTGGCGCGTCCACTGCATCAAGTGCGCGAGTGGGCGCGAGCTGCCGCCCGAGGGAGACCAGGCCGCCCGGGAAATGCGGAACCACATCCAGAACATGAAGCGCGACGGGCGCTACGGGAAAAGAGGATACCGATGACCGATTGTATCGAATCAGGAGAAGCTCGCGAGATAGCGAAAAAGCTGCGCTACACGGCGAATGACGACCTGGGCGGGCTGAGTCTGCAAAAGAATCTTGCGGCCATCACGAAGGCCGAAGATGGCAGCTGGCGCGGGGTGATGCGCAGGCTGGCCGACCTCATCGACCGTCCGTCTACCACGCGCCACGGCAAGTTCAGGACCAAGTACGGGAGGGAGACCCCGTGCTGCGATGTCTGTGGATATTCAATCGGCGACATGCGCTGGAATCATTGTCCGAAGTGCGGGGCGGTGATTGCCGATGATTAGCGACGAAGAGCGCAGAGAGGTTGCGGCAAAGCTGCGCGGTCTCGACGAGCATATTGACAGGGTGCCGTCTCTGTGCTCACCGCAAGTGCACAATGCCATGGCGCTCAGCGCAATCCGCGCGGTCGTCGGCAAGGGAGATATCTTCCATCTGCTTGCAGACCTCATTGATCGCCCGACATGCCGTAAGGTCATTCCCAACGAGATGGAAGGCTACGTCTTCTGCTCAAGATGCGGTGCGGAAATCGGGGAATACGGCGTACCCAACTATTGCCACAGCTGCGGCGCGGAGGTAGCCAGATGACTAACTGGGAGCATTATTTCGGAACGCCAGAGGCCGCGATGCGCATGGAGGTGCGCATGCTGCGCGAGGGGCGGCGGTTCCGCATCGCGGTGAGCGAGTGCAACCCCTTCACCACGTGCGCGTTCGAATCGCGCTGGGTGCTGGACTTCGCCTCGTGGGGCGAGTACCAGGACTGGCTCAATGCCGAATACGACGACGGGACCATCAAATGGGAGGAGGACGCGCGATGACGAACTGGGAGCACTACTTCGGGTCACCGGAGAGGGCCGCGCTGATGGACGTGGAGTTCTACGCCGTTCCGAGGATGGTGGTCGTGAAACGCGAGGAACAGGCGGGCGATACCGCCACGCTCAGGGTCGTGGCGCGCTTCTACTCGAACGCCGACTACCTGGAATGGCTCAAGACCGAGCGGTGCGGCGAATGAACCGCCCGGGGTGCAACTGGGGGTGCCTGCTCGCGATAGCAGCGATCATCGCCATAGACGCGGCGGCCATCTACGCCATAAGGGCGCTGGTGCTCGGGCTCATGGCCATGGCCGTGGCGGCGTGCTAGGGACAACCGAATACGGGAACAGGCAGAGGGCCGTCCTTCGGGGCGGCCTTTTCCATGCCCGGCGACACGCTTGCGACCATATGGGCCGAGAGATAAGGGAAGGAGGCCGCAGGTGCCCAAGAAGGACAAGCCCCTCACGGCGAAGCAGGAGGCGTTCGCCCGCGAGATGGCCAAGCCCCGCGCCAAGCAGCAGGACGCGTACCGCGCGGCCTACGACTGCAAGCGGATGAACTACAACTCGATAAGCTGCGCCGCCTCCAAGCTGATGCGCGACCCACGAATCGCGCACAGAATCCAGGAAATCCGCGACGCGGCCGCCAAGGACTGCCGCTGGGAGCTGCAGGACGCGGCCGCCCCGCTGTTCGAGGTGCTGGACGGCGCGCTGCCCATCTTCCGCCGCCAGGCGGCCGAGGGCAGCATCAACGGCGACGCGCGCCTGGCCATAACCGAGAGCGTGAAGCTGCTCAACGACATGTTCGGCGTGGACGGCGCGAAGGCCGCCATGGCGGAGGCGGGGGTGACCATCGTTGACGACCTCGGTTAGGCTCTCGGACGTCGTGGCCTCCGTGTTCGCCGGCGTGTGGCGCTCCATCAAGGCGCACGAGTTCACGCACTACTGGTTCAAGGGCGGGCGCAACTCCACCAAGTCGTCGTTCATATCCATCGCCATCGTGCTGCTGATCATGCTCAACCCGGAGGCCAACGCCGTCGTGCTGCGCAAGGTCGGTAACACGCTGCGCACGTCCGTGTACGAGCAGATAGGCTGGGCGTGCGACGTGCTGGGCGTGGCGCACCTGTTCGACTTCGGCCTGTCCCCCATGGAGGTGACGTACCGCCCCACCGGGCAGGTCATACGCTTTGTGGGATGCGACAAGCCGAAGAAGCTGAAGTCCGCGAAGTTCCGCACCGGCTACTGCGCCGTGGTGTGGTTCGAGGAGGTAGACGAGTTCGACGGCATGGACGAGGTGCGCAGCGTGCTGGCCACGTTCCTGCGCGGCGGCGACATGTTCTGGGTGTTCTACAGCTACAACCCTCCCCGCTCGGCTCGCAACTGGGTGAACAAGGAGGCGCGCGACCTGGAGGCCCACCCGGGCGAGGACGGGCGCTTCATATGCCACACCACGTACCTGGACGTCATAGACGAGCACCCCGAGTGGATAAGCGCCGCGGCGCTGGCGGAGGCCGAGCGCAGCCGCCGCAAGACGCCCGACTCCTACCGCTGGCAATGGCTCGGCGAGGTCATCGGCACGGGCTCCGAGGTGTTCCCCGACGAGCTGCTGGACATACGCCCCATAACGGACGAGGAGCGCGCGTCCATCTCGCTGCGCTCGTTCGGCGTGGACGCGGGCAGCGTGCACCCGTGGGTGTTCATGGAGGCGGGATACGACGAGAACGAGCGCGTGCTGTACCTGCTGGACGAGGAGAGCCGCCAGGGAACCGAGGCCATCGACGTCAAGACCGCCGAGTTGGTGGCCGCCAAGCTGCAGGAGGCCGAGGACCCCGCCGCCGACGTGTGGTGCGACAGCGCGGCGCGCGGCATGATCCTCTACTACCAGGAGCAGGGCATCGGCGCGCAGAAATCGCTCAAGCAGGGCCTGAACGCGCCCAAGAGCCGCATCAGGTGGATGCAGAACCTCACGCGCATAGTCATCGACCCCGACCGCTGCCCGCTCGCCGCCAAGGAGTTCCCCGAGTACGAGTACGTGTCGAACGGGCAGGGCGACATAACCGAGACACTGCCGAAGGTGAACGACGACGCGATAGACGCGGCGGGCTACGCCGCAGGACTGTGGATAAGGAGCAACCTCTGATGGAGAAGCGAGGCAACACGGGCTACGCCGAGGCGTGGCTGCGCCGCATGGGATACCAGCCGGACACCCGCATGCAGGGCATGGTGGGCGTCTGGTTCGGCTGGTTCGCGGCGAACAACGGCTGGTACCACTACAGCGAGCGGCGCGGCTTCCGCGTGTACAAGCGCGAGCGCGCCAGCCTGCACCCGGCGGCGCTCGTGGCCGACGAGTGGGCCAGTCTGCTCATGAACGAGAGCACGATCATCTCCAGCACGAGCGACGAGCGCCGCGCCTGGATGGCGCGCTACTTCGCCAACCCCAAGGCGACGGGCGGCGTCGGCGACGAGGGGCACGAGGACGGCCAGGCCGCGCTGCAGCCGACAGAGGACGGCGACGCGCCCACATCGTTCGCCATGGACAACGCCGACTTCATAGCCCGCGCGTTCGCCATGGGCACGGGCGCGTGGGTCATCGAGCCGCGAGGCGTGACCGACAGCGCCTACACGCCCGACGCCGAGCTGCGCATCGTGCGCTACGACGCCACGCAGATAGTCCCGCTCACGTGGAGCGCCGACGACTGCACGCAGTGCGCGTTCGTGGGCCGCGTGGAGGTCGCCGGGCGCGACTACGACCAGTGCCAGGCCCACGTGCTCAAGGGCGGCACCTACCACATCCTCACGCAGTTGTTCGACACCAAGACGCACAAGCAGGTGGCGGTCGAGGGCATCAGCGCCGACATGGACACGCGCTGCACCCGCCCGCTTTTCGCGCTGGTGCGCCCCGCCGTGTCGAACCGCTTCTACGACTACTGCGCGATGGGCGCGAGCGTGTACTGCAACGCCGTGGGGGCCATGAAGGTGGTCGACGAGGCCGCCACCTCCCTGCTCGACCACATTCGCGTGGGCCGCCCGCGCACGTTCGTGGACAAGACCCTCATAGAGTCCAAGACCGACAAGGGGCCGGACGGCAGCCTCACGAAGACCTACTACGCCTTCGGCGAGGCCGACGACACCATCTTCAGCATGAACCCCGGCGACGAGGGGTCGGCCAAGATTCAGACCGTTCAGAGCGACCTCAAGGCCGACGAGAACGCCAGCGCCATCAACACGGGCCTGCGCCTGCTGTCGGTGGCGTGCGGCTTCGGCAACGGCTACTTCTCCTGGGAGTCGCACACGGGCCTGAAGACCGCCAAGGAGGTGGCGGCCGACAACTCGCAGCTGATGCGATCCATCCACCGGCACGAGAACGCCCTGCGCAAGTCCATCGTGCGCCTCGTGAACGGCATGGCCGACGCGTACCGCAGCATCAAGGGCGAGGCCGTGCCCTACGGCGACGTCACCGTGGACTTCGACGACTCCATCATCAGCGACACGCAGAGCGCGCGCGAAATGGCCATGAGCGAGGTCGGCGCGGGCATCATGGCCCCGTGGGAGTACCGCCGCCGCTTCTACGGCGAGACCAGCAACGAGGCCAAGGCCAACGTGCCCGAGCAGCAGGGCGGCGCGTTCGACATGCTGGGCGACGGGCTCGCCTGATGCTGGGGCCGGACTACATAGAGCACTTCACCGACGCAGCGCAGGGGGCCATGGACGAATACACCCTGCGCCTGGTGTGCATCTACGCCGCGCTCATAGGCTCCATCGACTTCGAGGGCGACAGCGCCTACTCGCAGGCCGCCCGCAAGGCGGCGCTTGCCGCCAAGGACGTGCAGAAGGCCATGAACGAGGAGGGCCGCAGAGCCGCGCGCGAGGCTGCCAAGGCTGCGGCCGAGGCCGTGGCCAAGAGCGCCGAGGCCGACCTGGCCACGCTGGGCACGGCCATGGGCGCGCTGTCCAAGACGATGCAGTGGAGGCTGCACAACTCAGCGCGGGCCACGGCGGCGGGAGTGCAGGACGTCGTGAGCCGCGACAACCTGAAGATGCCCGCCAACGTGCAGCGCGCCTACCTCGAAGTCGTGGCGCAGGCCGTGGCTCGGGTGAACTCGGGCATGGCGGGCTACGAGCAGGCCACCCGCGAGGCCGTGCTGAAGCTGGCGCGGCGCGGCGTGTCCGTCGTGGACTATAAGAGCGGGGCGTGGGCGCAGGCGGACGTGGCCATGCGCCGCCACATTCGCACGCAGGCGGTGCAGGCCGGCAGCCGCAACACGCTGGATCTGCTTGAAGAGACCGGGCACGACCTCGTGCAGACCTCCTCGCACGGCGGGGCGCGCGAGAGCCACGCCAAGTGGCAGGGCCGCGTGTTCAGTCTGTCGGGCAAGTCCAAGAAGTACCCGCCGTTCTACCGCGAGACGGGCTACGGCTCTGTCGATGGCCTGTGCGGCGCGAACTGCAAGCACGACTTCGGCATCTACGTGGAGGGCCAGCAGCTGCGGTACGAGCGCGATCCAGATGGCGGCGACGAGAAGCGCGAGGAGCGATACCAGGCAGAGCAGAAGCAGCGCGAGCTTGAGCGCGGCATACGCGCCGCCAAGCGCGAGGCAACGGCCCTGGAGGCCGCCGGGCTCGACAACACCAAGGAGCGCCTGCGCCTGGGCAAGCTGCAGAAGCGCCAGCGCGAGCACATAGCCGCCCATCCCTACCTGTCCCGCGAGCGCACGCGCGAGGCCGCCGTGGAATCGAAGGAGCGTATCTACCCGCTTGCCACGGACAAGACCTGGGTGCGCGAGAAGTTCATGCCGGGCAAGGGCGCGGGCACCGCCGCAGACGTGAGCCGCCGCGCCGTGAACGGCAGGTCCTACCACGACAAGGTGGCGTCCCTTCCCATCCCGAAGCGCGCAAGCGAGGCCGTGTACGCCGAGAGCCGCCGCATCCTGCGCGACCGCGACGGCACGGGCTACGAACGCATGTCCGTCGTGTCGTGGAAGAAGGGCGAGCGCGTCACCGACACCTTCGGGCACGGCCTGAAGAGCCAGGCGTGCGGCCTGACCGCCAAGCAGGTGGAGGCGTGCAGGCGCACCAAGGGCGGCGTGGTGCTGATCCACAACCACCCCATGAGCTCGCCGCCGTCGTGGACCGACATTCGAACGGTGGCGGAAAACGACTGGGTGCGCAGCTCGGTGGTGGCGTGCCACGATGGTACAATCTACGAAATCAAGGTGAACGACCGCAGCGTCGTGCAAGCGTACGAGGAGCTGCGAGAGCTGGCGAAAAGAGAGTGCCCGAACGCGGGCGGCGATGTTATCGACCAGCTTGCCACCGAAATGCTCTACGAGCGAAACGAGGAAGCGAAATGGTTCAGGCTGACAAAAAAGAAGTGACGCCAGAGAACTGGGTGCTCGTCATAGATGACAGCGCCTCCGAGTCGAAAGCCGCCGAAAAGCTGACCAAAGAAGAGCGCGAGGAGCTTTTCGCCAAGTCCCGCAAGGTTCTGCGCGACGCGGGGCTGATGAAGTAGACCAAGCGACAACCGAGTAGACGCACGGCATCAAGGCCGCCCATCACGGGCGGCCTTTTCTTTTGCCTGGCGACACCTCGGGGAAGATGCGGTCACGCGATGGGGCGGCGACAACATGCCCCGCACGCGACCGCGGCGACAACGGCGGGCCATCCAAGCGCGCAGGGAAGCGCGACAACCAAACACGGAAGGAGCAAGCGATGGCGGACGACAACAAGCCCCAGGGAAACGAGGGCGGCGACAACGGCCAGCAGACCGATCCCGCGAAGGAGGTCGTGTCCTACGCGAAGTACAAGCGCGAGACCGACGAGTACCAGGAGCAGGTGAAGGCCCTCAAGGCCGAGCTGGAGCAGCGCGACAAGCAGATCGAGGAGTTCACCGCCAAGGCGGGCAACGCCGACGAGCTGCAGGCCGCGCTCGACAAGGCCAAGGCCGACAACGAGGCGTACAAGGCCGACGCCGAGAAGCGCGAGGCCGACATGCGCCGCGACTTCGCCATCGACACCAAGCTGGCGCAGATGGGCGTGCGCAACGCCAAGGCGGCGCGCGCGATCATCCCGAACATCGCTGACGCGAAGCTGGACGAGCAGGGCAACCTCACGGGCATCGACTTCGAGGCCCTGAAGAAGGATAACGCCTACATGTTCACCGACCAGCCCCGCGAGAGCGCGGGCGGCGACCCCAAGGGCGGCGCAGGCTCCGACGGCCTGGCCGACTTCCGCGCAGCTTTCGGACTCACCGACGAATCTTCAAAGGAGTAAATCATGCCAAACAGCATCGAACTGCCCAAGGGCTACGAGAACGTGCTCATGGAGGCGTACCGCAAGGAATCCCTGACCGCAGTGCTTGAGAGCGCCGCGCCGCAGGGCAATATCGCGCAGATGGAGCAGCTGGGCGAGTTCTACTACCCCGTCTACTCCATGGGCGGCCTGGGCGACGTGCAGGCCAACGGGCGACTGCCGCAGAACAGCGGCGCGTCCCTGACTTGGAAGCCAATCAGCGCCAACTACGACCGCGGCACCATCCTGGAAATCGACCAGAAAGTGGACGCCCAGTCCTTCAACCTGGCGTTCGGCAACGCCGCCGCGCACTTCAACCGCACCAAGGTGGTGCCCGAGGGAGACGCGTTCGTGTTCTCCACGCTGTGCGCAGGCACCGGCATCACCAAGGAGCAGAAGACCTACGCCGACGGCGCGGACATGCTCAAGGGCTTGAACGCCGCCATGTGCGACATGGACGAGAAGGAGGTGCCGGAAGAGGGCCGCGTGCTGTTCATCACCCCCACCCTGCTGGGTATGGTGAAGGACCTGGACACCACCAAGTCCCGCGAGGCGCTGGACGGCTTCTCCTCCATCGTGAAGGTGCCGCAGTCCCGCTTCTACAGCGCCATCGACCTTTTGGACGGCACCAGCAAGGACGAGGAGATCGGCCACTACAAGAAGGGCACCGGCGCGGTGGACATGAACTTCCTCATTGTCCACAAGGACGCCGTGGTGCTGCGCTGGAACTTCGCGCACGGCAAGGTCATCGACGCCGAAGACAACCAGCAGGGCTTCGGCCACCTGTTCAAGTACCGCAAGTACGGCGTGTGCGGCGTGCGCGAGAACCTGGCGCACTACATCACCGCAGGCATGAAGGCCGCGTAGGAAGGAGGCGCGACATGCGCACCGTTGGACTGGCCTTCGAGAAGGAGGCCCCGAAGAAGGCCAAGCCCGCCAAGGGCAAGGCGGAAAAGCCCGAGGCGAAGGCCGCAGACGAGCAGCCCGCCAAGGGCAAGGCGGAAAAGCCCGAGGCGGCCGAGGACGATGGAAACTAGAGTCCCGACCCACGAGGACTACCTGGCAGCCGGGCGCGGGGAGCTGTCCGCCGAGGAGTTCAAGGCGGCGCTCCCCCACGCCACGGCAGCCGTGCGCGACCTGATCTTCCCCAACGAGCCGGACGGCTCCGAGGAGTGGGCGCGCGCGGTCATGGCGGCCTGCGAGGTCGACGCCGCATACGGATGCTCGGGCGGCATCATGGAGGGCGGCGGCTTCACCGTCGGCTCGTTCTCGTGGAACCCCGGTACCGAAGGGGCCAGCACCTACCGCAGCGACATGGAGGCCGCCGTCCGCCGCGAGCTGCTTGGAACGCCGCTGCTCTACGCGGGCATCGGGGGTACCAGATGATGCGGGTGCCGCGCTCGGCGCGGCCCTCCACCATGTTCGTCAAGGTGCCCAGGGAGGGCGGCTACGGCGGCGAGTTCGAGCAGCCCGTCGAGGTGCGCCGCGTGCGCTTCGAGCCCGTCTCGGCGTGGCTCGTGCGCGAGTACGCCCTGGGCGACGGCGCGCAGGGCCTCGTGATAGCAGACGGCGCGGACAGCCCCGGCATGTTCGACGTGCCCGTGGGCAGCCGCGTGAGCATCGACGGGGGCGAGTGGATGAACGTGGCGAGGTGCACGCCCCGCCGCGCGTTCGGCACCCGTCCCCACCACTGGGAACTGGAGGTGAGGTAGCCATGCCCGCAGCAGTTACGGTCGACCTGACCAAGCTCATGAAGCGTTTCAGCGCGAAGGAGCTGGAGGCCAAGCAGGTGAAGTTCGCCATGAGCGTGGCCGAGGACATGAACGCGTTCACGCCAGAGGACACCAAGCGCATGCACAACTCCATGCAGGCCGCCTCCGACTTCAGGCAGGGCCTCGTCATATGGGACGCCGACTACGCCGCCTACGTGCGCGACCTGCCCGACAGCTCCATCAAGCACGGCAAGAACCCGAGGGCCAAGGCCGACTGGCCGAAGGCCGCGAAGGAAGCGCACGGCGAGGACTGGGAGCGCCTGGCCGTCGACCTCCTGACCGAGGGGGCGTGACATGGCCCCGGACGTGATGGAGGCGGCGAAGGCCGCCATAGAGGCCCTGGGCTACGGCCCGGTGCTCCTCACCCGCCTGGCAGCATCGCGCGGCCACGACGACGCGGTGGTGCTGAGGCCCATGCCCACGGCCGACGCGGTGCGCCACATGGACGGCACCCGCCGTGTCGGATACGTGCTGCAGGTCATCGTGAAGGACACCTCAGAGGCCAAGGCCATGGGCGACGCCTACGACCTGGCCGACGCGTTGGACGGGGCCGACCTGTCCTCGCCCACCGGCTCCTACGGCTTCACCAGCGCGGCGCTGTACACAGAGCCGCAGGAGATAACGCCGCCGGAGGGCGGGCCGTACCTGTGGGAGTTCCGAATCAAAGCGACCATAACCATAGAGAAGGGATAACGATGGCAAAGAACCAAGACCTGGGCTTCGCGCCCAACTACATGAGCGCGCTGGAGATCGACACTACGCCAGACGCGGCCAGCCCCACGTGGGCCATCTTCTCGCGCGGCATCACCGAGGTGAAGCCGACCACCAACGAGACCACCGAGACCAAGGACTACTACGACGGCTACGGCACTCCCACCGCCAAGGTGAAGAGCGTGCAGCCGCAGTACGAGGTCACAGGCGACCGCTGCTACGGCGACCCCGCGCAGGACTTCGTTGCCAGCCTGGCGCTTGAGACCGGCGAGGGCCGCACGGGCCACTTCCGCCACACCGACCCCAACGGCGACGTGGTGGAGGGCGACTGCACCTACCTGGGCCTGACCGTCGGCTCGCAGCAGGGCGCGGCGTCCGACCCCGGCGCGTTCTCCTGCACAATCTCGGGCGCTGGCGCTATGCGCTACATCCCCGCCAACAAGCTCAAGCAGCCCACGGGCGTCACCTGCACCGCGCCGACCGGCCCGGCCGTGGGCAAGTCCATGAAGCTCGCGCCGACCGTCACGCCCGCCGAGGCGAACGCCAAGTGCTTCTTCGCATCGGGCAACACCGACGTGGCCACCGTCGACAGCGACGGCAACGTGACGGGCGTGGCCGCAGGCGAGGCGGTCATCACCGTGCGCTGCGCGTCCAAGCCGAGCATCTGCACGCAGGTGAAGGTCACCGTGGCGGCGAAGTAGCCGCAGGCGACACCAGACATAACCTCCTGGACATGGGGGCGCGGGCTAGTGCGCGGCCCGCGCCCCT